CGAACAGATTGTGCGCTCGGCTTGCTCCGGCATACCGCTCAAGCCTTACACCATGATTGTCTACGAGTCTACCGCTAACGGCACCGGCAACTTCTTTCAAAAGGAATACGATGCTGCCAAACGTGGCGAGTCACAATTTGAGGCTATGTTCGTCTCCTGGTTTGACATCGAACTCTATTCTCTTGACTTCGACTCGGAACGCGAACGTCAGGACTTCGCTAAATGGCTATACGATAATCGTGCAAACGAAAATGAAATGAACAGCCGCGTCGAATGTGGCCGTTACCTCTTTTGGCTATGGCAAAAAGGTGCTACTCTCGAGGCTATTAATTGGTACATTAAGGAACGCTCTAAGTGTGGTGAGCACGCTATCATGGCATCCGAATATCCTTCGGACGATGTTGAAGCTTTCGTGCACTCCGGCACTCGCGTGTTCGATAAATATAAGGTCGAGGCCCTGCGCCCAACTTGCAAACCTCCATACAAAATTGGCGACGTCTACGCTGATGGCGACTCCGGTAAGGCTGCTTTGAAAAATCTTCGCTTCTGCGAGGACCGTCAAGGACTGCTTTGGATATGGGCACCGCCCGAGATTGATCCCGAAGAAAAAGTAACCGACCGATACCTTACTGTTGTCGATGTCGGCGGTCGCTCACATAAGGCCGACTGGTCTGTTGTCGTCGTATTTGACCGCCTTTTCATGAGCGAAGGTGGCAAACCGGTGGTCGTCGCTCAATGGTACGGCCACATCGACATTGACCTTTTGGCATGGAAAGCTATGCAAATCGCCGCTTTCTACGACAATTCACTGCTCGTTATCGAGTCCAACACACTCGAAACGCACGACAGCACTCGCGACGTCGATGGCGACCAATCCGGTTACATTCTCAGTCAAATCCACGACATATACGACAATATCTATGCTCGCCGACAAAGCGAAGATGAAATAACGCAAGGCTTGCCACGCAAATACGGCTTCCATACCAACGTCGCCACAAAGCCAATGATAATATCTACACTTGTCAAAGTGATACGTGAGGGCCTTTATGTCGAACGCGACTCGCGCTGCATAGACGAGTATAACTATTACGAAAAGCGCAAAAACGGCTCTTACGGTGCTATTGTCGGCAAACACGATGACTTGCTTATGACTCGCGCTATCGGCCTGCACATCTGCTTTAATGAGATGGAGCTGCCGCGCATTGTCCCCATCAAACAACGTTACAACCACATCCGCCAAAAGCCCATTTCGGCTGCGGCATTCTAACAATATAATATTCCCCACTATGAACATCTTCTCTAAATTTAAAGCTACACTTCGCCTTCGCAAGGCTATTCAATTGGCCGATGCTGCTCACGCTCGCGATGGTCACCGCTACTACGTTATGCCATCTTTCAATTCCGGTGGCAAGCTCCTTGTCATGGACCGCAAAAACTTCCGCCAACTAAAGCTAAAGCACTACATCAGCACAAAGGCCCACGTCAGCGACCTGGTTAGCGAAAGCTTCTACTTCACACCCTATGCCGATGGCAACCAATATCTCGCAGAGGCTGACCGCAAGAAAAAAGCCAATCAATATTTCGCCTGGCTTGAGGCTGAACGTAAATACAAGAAACTTAAACGCTCTAAGAAAAATGTATAACATCAAATCCTACAACATCACCTCTTACGGTGACACACGCGGCATTCGCACGCTAACACACGACTCTCTTGCCGTCGACAACATCTCCCGAAAGGTCACGCATACCGGTAAGCCTTCGGTGCCGGCAAAACCTAAACGATAATGCAAAGGGCGAACAGATATCACATCTGCTCGCCCTGCTTTCATAACTAATCACTTAAAACCAAGTTTTCCTCAAAAGCTATTGCTCTCCTTACGTTGTCTGTAATATCTGTTGTGCCTTTTGCATATTCTCAAGGTTGGCACCCTGCTGCGCCTGGGCCAACAATTGAGGTGACATTCCGTCCGGTGTCTCTCCGTTCTCCAACTGCTCCTTCTGCGAACGTAACGACTGCAAAAGGTCGTCGGCAAACGGAAAATCTCCGTGCTCAAGCAACTGCTCTGTGCTGATGGCTTGTGCTTGCCACAACTGCATGAGCATATCATTAGCAACTTGTCTGAATGCCGGTGTGTTTGTGCTCTCTATTATTGAGAGGTCAAACTCTACGTCACGTATTGTGTCCGGATCATATTCCACCCATGCATTCTTGCCTACGATATTAATCATTCGTTTTGTATCGTAGTATTGCTGCATATTCTTCACATCTTTTACGGCACCATCCTTCACGAAGTATGAGAATGAATCCAGCAAGTCGAGTAGGGAGGTAGTCGCATTCTGCGTCTGTTGGTTGTATAGCGCCGCACTCGTGCCGGCATATCCCGGCTTACCTTGCAGTGCACCGTTAACACCCGATATATCTTCAAAGAATTTGAGCTGCAAGTTCAACAACTCTGAAATACCTATCTGTGTCGAATTTTGTGCTATCTGCTGCGGCGGATTTACTCCTGACTTCGGCTTATAGTAAACAATGCCATCGAAACGGCCCCATTCTTCGGCTATTTCTTCCATCGATTGTCCTTCCGGTTCGCAGCCTTCCGGGAACAACAGCACGCCTTTCGCACTTGCTCGCATGATAAAGTCGTACAAGGTTATCAAACGGTTGGTATATCTCTGTTGGTCGATAAAGTCTGCCACGAAACTATGTATCTCGCCATCTATATAAGGATAGGCCTTAAATACGTATGGGTGGCTCTTGTGCTCGTATTTAGTCTCGCCTTCTTCAAGGATATCACCAAACGGCGATAAGAAATAATAATACCAATATTCATCAATTCTATACTCTGAATAGATTAACGGTATATCATCATCTGACATTCCGGCTGCACGTCCACGGCGCAAACGGTCTTCATTCACCTTGTCTATAAGCTCGGCCTTGTCTTCCTCGTCAACCTTGAATGTTCTGCCGGTATTGTAGTCCAAGCAGAAATATCGCGGTTTATGCTCGTATTTCCATACCTCGATAACACGACACACTGTCGGATCATTTGTCAGCAAAAAGTCAAAGTTATCCAATCGCGAATAGCCAAAGTCCTCGGCAAAGGTCGCCAGGTAGTCCTGGCTATGTGAGTGCGCATAGATATTTTTGAGTCTGATGTAGTCCTCCTCGCTGTGCACGAATTGTGAGCACAAGCCGCCAAAGCTGACATCATGCACCTCGCCCAACATCGACACGTCCCATCCGCGAAAGTCCTTCATACGCGTATCGATGAAGAAGTTTTTGGGGTTTACGTAGTCGGTCCAACAGTCCAAACGCTCACCGCGCCATCCATACCATTTGCGCTGCACGGCAAAACCGCTTATCAAAAACTCTTCCATCGTGCGCGCCATCATCTCTGTATTGCGGTTTAGCTGCATATTGCATTGCAGTGCAACACTCATTGTCTCGCCAAGTTTCTGCTCTTCACGGTCTCGCGCTGTGCAAGTCGGCTCTTTTGCCTGGCTACGGTAAACACCCAGCACGTTGCGCACCAAACGCCGCATAAGGTTATTCTGAAGGGGCTGGTTGCCTTGCTTCACAATATACTCTTCCTCGGTCATTTGGCATCCGTCAACATTGATAATATCTTTCCATTGGTCTCCGAACGTATAGCGCTTGTTGCGCTCTCGGTCGCGTCTAAATCGCGCCATAGCATTCCAATACTGCTGCGCTTGCATCAACACGTCGAAGGCCCGTCTATCGCCTCTCGTCTTTGACGAAGCGACACTGTCCATCTCATTCTTTTCTTCGATGGGACGGACTCTACTCATTCGTAGTATTTTTTCTTCTTTCGGCATAATCAAAGCTTTATAAGAGGGATAACACTTTGTGTGCAAATTTACGCACACAAAGTGCTATCCGCTTTTTATCTATTGCTGCACGGCCTCTTTAAAGTATTTGTCCGGATCGCGTAGATACCCTACCAATTCTTGAATTATATCGTACATCTCTTGTTGCAGCTGCTTCTTCTTCTCCTCGTCTGTCTCCGCTGCGATATCGTGTCGATAGGCGTCTAAATCATCCTTGTAATCCTTAAAGATTTCCCATCGTGCATACTCGGGCGACTCTACCAGGCGGTTGAGTTTTTCCTCATAGCCGGGCTTGTCTTCTTCCGCTGCATTCTCGTACTTGCGTATAAGCTCGGCGGTCTTTTCGTATTCGTCACGATAATTGAAATACTCGTTTTGGAGTTTGCGGTTCGCCGTACGCTCGTCACCTGACTTAACCAGGCGTTTCGCAATCGGGATATTGCGCCACTCAAAATCACGTGCGCCAAATATCGTCTCGCCGGTCTTTTTCAACTCCAAGGGGAAAGAATACATACCGCCAAACGTGCCGCTGAGCAAATATTCTATCTTCGCCGGATTGATGTCTATTGAGCCTTTCTTGTAGTCGTCTCCGCCACTGGTTGAGTTCAACCATCTTGCGAAGTCAACCAAATGCTTGTCGGTGCTCGCATAGGCTTTGGTCCACTCCGGTGAATTCTTTAGATATTCACTGTCGCGATATATCGGCATTCCGGTCCACGAACGATTTAAAATATATGCCTCGGTGAAAGGTTTATAAACTGACGGTATCATTGGCGATATGCCACCGCCGCCTTCCAACATATCCAACGGCAATATTTGCGACACTTGCGATGCCATTTGAAATGCCAACTCATTATCGCTATATCGCTCATTTTTCGATATTACTCCGCTGGCAAGCTCACCCAAGCCATAGAACGAACGATACTCAATTGGCAACGGTATTGTTATCCATTGGTCACCGGCCTTGAAGCATATATTTGAACGTCTTATATACTCCGGCAAGTTGTAGTACGCATTCTTGTCGCCGTCGTCGCCGTCTCCCGAGCCCATCATTTGTGCCAA